TGATTCTTTAATAGCTTTGATTATTACACAAGCAAGAATTTGGTGCGAAAATTATATATCAAGAGATATTGTCGCTAAGGATAGAACTTATTATGTTCCTAAAAGCGAGACAGGTATTTTTGATATACCTTTTGGGCCAGTTGCAAGTATTACAAGTGTCCATATTGATGGCGAGGCAACTACTGATTACACAATGCTTGGATTAAACAATGAAAGCATAGATTTGGATGGTAGTGCAGAAAAAATTAAAATTCGATACACAACATCAGGATTAGACGATTCGCTCTTAAAACAAGCTATAAAGCAGTTAGGGGCTACATTCTATGAAAATAGAAATGATTTTGTAGAAGGTAGAATACATGGATTAATTCCAACAGATACAAGAGATATATTAAATTCATATAAAAATATGTTTATATAATGAATCCTGGTAAAATGAAAAATAGAATCGCATTTTACAGATTCGTTACATCATCTGATTCTTATGGCGGTTTTCTTTCGTCTGGTGAGACCCTCGTAAACACTGTTTGGGGCTATTCTAAGGCCATTTCAGGAGAATATGTAGACCAAAGTGGCCAAAGACAAAGAACTAACGAGGTAGAGGTTATAATTAGGAAAAAAACATTTGACATTGTTGATAATAATGAAATGACATTTAAAATTGACGGCTCAGATAGTTATAGAATAAATGATGTATTTGAAAGTGATATTGATAAATATATAACACTAAAAGGAACACTGGTAACATAATGGCACAATTTAGCGTACATGTAAATAAAAATGATATTAGAAAATTTAACAAAACAATGTTTATGTTAAAAAACTTTGCAAGTAATGAGTTTACTAAAAGTGTTCAAACAGTTGCAAGTAATATTGTTGGTATGGCTAAAATGCGTTCACCTGTTGACACTGGTGCTTTAAGACAATCAATAACAACAGACAGTAAAAGAATTGGGCCTTATTTAATTGAGGCAGCAGTAGAAGCAAATATGGATTATGCTGGTTATGTTGAGTTTGGTACTTTTAAGCAAAAACCACAACCATATTTTTTCAACTCTGTTAGAGATGGTTTGAGACATTTTAATAAAGACATACAAATTAAAATTAAAAAAATTAGCACAAGATGAAAGACCCAATGTATCTCATTAGAGGAAAAATTATTACAGCACTTAATGGCAATATAACATTAAACAGTGCCAATGTTCCTGTTACAAATAAAGTTAGAACAAATCAAAGTACGCCATATGTTTGGGTTTATTCTTTAAGCACAGATGCTGTTGATGATAATTCTACAAAATTTTGCACTGATGTCGTTACAAGAATTGAATGCGTAACAAGATTCAATGGTGATTTGGGTGGCGATTTGGATTCAAATAAATTAGCTAATTCATGTTTAAATTTATTAATCAGCAAACCTATTTCAGGATTTGATTTAAGTTCTGATAATTTTAATGTTTATACATCAACATTAGAGGGTGTAAACTATGTTCAGGAACAAGCTAACGACCACACCTATTATAAAGCTATAATAGAATTGTCAAATAGAGTCGAGCAAACTTCATAAAAAAATAAATCATTAATTTTGCACTATTATTAAGTTAGTATGGCACACGAGATTAATGAAAATACACAGCTAAAATTAGATTTAAAAACTATTGTTTTAATTATTGGTTTTACAGTATCGTTAGCCAGTATGTATTTCGTTATGGCAAATGACATTCAAGAAGCTAAAGAATTGCCAGTACCAGTTGTGTCGGAAAAAGAAGCAGAATTTAAAGACAAATTAATTCGTTCACAAATTGACTTAACACAGCAGCAAGTCGAAAACATTCAAGAGGATGTTAGAGAAATAAAAGAAACAGTTGAAAAGATTGAGGAAAGATTGTATGAACTTAAAAGATAAAATATGTGTCCTGTTAATTGTCCTGTTTGCATTTTCTGTTAAAGCACAAAACTATAAAGATAATATTAGTGTAGTTTTATTTAGTGCTGAATTTGCTGAACAAATCTCATTAAAAGATTACAGAAACCATAATACATTTACTTTTGATTTTGAAAATGATAAACACGAAAAACATTTTTTAAATGAAAGTATTGAATTTTTGCCGACAATTATTTTATTTAATAAAGGGAATGAAATTATTAGAATTGAGGGTAATATAACTTTAAAACTTCCTGAAAATTATAAGGAAAAAATGAAAAAAGAAATTAATAAACTAATAGAAAATAAATTTTAGATGAAAAAATTATTATACATATTGTGTGTTTTGTTTTGTTTTAATTTGAACGCACAAATTTTAAAAAAGTTTTATGATGAGGTGTTTAAATATTCAACAGTTTATATAGCTGGTGATATGTCAAATGCTTATGAAAATACTCGTAAAGATTATTTTGTTGAAAGACCAGATGCTGATGATTTATATGCAATACCCAAAGTAATTGATGTTACAGAATATTATCCATTTGATTATCGTGCTGGTATAGGTATTAGGAGAATGGCAAGATTTGATTATGAAATAAAACAAAACTATATTGATGGAACTGAAAACATGATTGGACTTTCAGCGCCAACAGCAGCAGTAAAAGGATTTGAATATTTATTCCATTGGGAAAAAGAGCGTGAGCGTGGTGAGGAATTTATTAACACAAGATATTTTTTAAGACATACAGGTAAATATCATATTGTAAAATTAGAACAAAGAGAACAGGGTAATGTTGGTTTTAAATATCAATCTGGTGAATTGAGATTCAGAATACCAATAGGATTTAAATTTAGTTTTTCATTGGGTGCTATGTATAGAACTCATCAAACAGCCTATGGTTATAATCCAATAGAAATATGGCTAAATGAAACTGCTATTTGGCTTAATCCTGATACAGGTGAGCAAATAGAATATCCAAAAAATGCTTGGTATTCATTAGGCTATGTTTATGGATATACAGACCACTTAACAAGATACACTGATGTCCAAACAAATGAACAAAGAACAGATTGGATATGGAAAGATAGTAATGGTAAAATTGTTGCGTATAGTGATATTGATTTTAGAAATGGTGTCTTTGGTGATTTAATGAATAGATACAACAATGAAATTTGGGATGAACTTGATGGCTTTGGTGTTGTATCACCTGTCGTTGGTTTTGACTTTTATCATTCAAGAAATAATTTCTGGACTCATATTTATGGCAGTTATTTACCGCCATATCATGAATATGTTAGCGGTGATATTGATGTATCATATTTAAATCGTAATAATTGGGGCAAAGGTGGTTTAAGAAAGGATAGCGAATTAGAACAATGGGAGGATTACCAATTTGGTGCTATCATTGGATTAAAGCTAAAAAGATTTGGTATATTTATAGAGGGTGAATATACTAAGTTTTGGGACACTAAAATTTACAATAGTTCAATAGGAATAAATTATATGTTATGAGTACAGAATTATCAGAGGACACTAAATTAACACTTGACTTAAAAACAATAGGAATCATTGTAGCAGGTGTTTTATCACTTGCAAGTATGTGGTTTACTTTACAGGGTGATATACAAGATTTAAATAATAAAATAGAAGGTTTAAGTGGTGAGGAATTTGTTAAGAAAATGGAATTTCAGCTTAAAGATGAGTTGGTGAGAAGCACAATTATTACAATAGAAAAATCAACAGATGGTTTAAAAGAGGATATTTTAGACAACAAAGAATCAATAAAAGAATTAGAGGACAAAGTTTATAAAAGATGAAAAATTTAATTTTAATACTAACACTTTTAGTTAGCAGTTATACTTTTAGTCAAGATGTTACTATTCTACATATTAACGCAAAATGGAATACAAGTAACGATTATAATTTAGATAGAATTAGAAACGCAAAAGTATTAAAGGTGTTTTTAGAGGAACAAAAAGCAGATTTTAAAGCACAAATAAAATCAGTACCCACAATTGTTTTAATTGGCAAAGACGGAAAACCAAAAGGTCAATGGTCTGCTGGTTTATCATTTAAATTAGAAGTGCCAATTGACGAAATACAAGACAGGATTAATTTAGTATTATTTGGTAAATGATTAGTAAACATATTTCTGAAAAAGAAGCTACTAAAAGTGTTACAGCACTTAGGTTAGGTATTGACAATACTCCTAATGGTGATTCTATAAGTAATATGAAGTTAGTAGCTGAAATGGTATTTGAGCCATTAAGACAATGGGTTGGTGGCCCAATAAAAATAAATTCTTTTTATCGTTCACCAGCACTTAATGAAGCCATTGGAGGCTCATCAAAATCACAACATTGTCAGGGACGAGCAATGGATATAGATGATGTCTATGGCCATAAAACTAATAAAGAGATGTTTGACTGGATAAAAAATAATTTAGATTTTGACCAAATGATTTACGAATTTGGTAATGAGGAAAACCCAGATTGGGTGCATGTTAGCTATGTTAGTGAGGATAAAAATCGTAACAGAATTTTAAAAGCTGTTAGAGATGATGGCAAAACTAAATACATTAATATAACAAACGCATAATGGATTTTGGTGTAGCACTCATACCAAATGGCATATTACTTGGGATAGAATATTATCCTTTTGATGGTCAAGAGAATTACAGCGAGTTAAATATTTATTTATTAATTTTGGTAATACATTTTAGAGTTTATGTATGAGCAATCCTAAAAAAAAATTTAAAGATTCGACAGTTGGCAAACTATTATTTGGTGCTGCAAGTATTGTATCACCACAATTAGGTGCTGTTTTAAATGGTGTTACATCACCAAAAGATGCAATTGCTGAAATTACAAAATCAAAAATTCCAAACGAGGATAAAATAAAATTACAACAATTAATATTTGAGCAACAAAACAAAGAGATGGAGGAAATCTCTAACAGATGGATTGCTGATTCTAATAGCGACTCATGGCTGTCAAAAAATGTCAGACCATTAGTTTTAGTTTGGTGTATTGTTGTTTTTAGTTTTGCAGGATTATTAGACAGCATTGACAATGTTCCGTTTCATATAAATGAAGTATGGAATGATACTTTTGAAAAAGTTATGATGGCCGTTGTTTTAGCATACTTTGGTGGGCGTACGACTGAAAAAGCAACATCAATGTTTAAAAAATAATTATGGATTTATTAAATCACATTTTAGGAACTTGTGGGGAATCACATATTAATTTATATCACATTATTTTATTTTTTTTGTTAGCTTATCTTAGTGGGGTCTTTTTATATTACATAACAAAAAATGGCTAAGAGATTAACTTATGTCCATTATATAAAACCAAAAAAAAAGCGGCCTGGTGTTCATTCTAAAAACGCAAGTCGCAACCAAAATGGTTACAAAAAAAAGTATATTGGGCAGGGCAAAAAACACTAATTATTAATTTTTAATAGTTAAAAAATTCTTTAAAATTTAAAAAAAATTAACAGGGGGGATTTTCGTTTAATGGACTTTCTCGAGTTTTTAATGTTAGTATATGCCAGAACACTTAAAGTGTCTTAAAACGCATTTAAATGGTGTATATGGGGATTTTAGCATTTTACTTAAAACCATAAAAAAAAGGCAAAAAATAATCATTATTTTTGTATTAAATTATTAATATGGGGACTACATTAACTGGCAAAAAAGTACAGAATACTTATGATTCACTTTTAAAATTATCGGACAATGATAATCTAACTTCAACTGCAAAAATAGTTGGTGATGGTCTTGGCAATAACTCACCGATTTATTTAAGCACAAGCAAAGTTGGTATTAATGTTACGCCAACTTTTGAATTTCAAACTAATAGTCATGCTAAGATTGGTGGCGATTTAACAGTAGGTGGAAACTTTACAGTTAATGGTACTACAACAATAGTTGATTCCACAGTTATTGCTATTGGTGATAACATGATGGAAATGGCCAAAGACAATTCGTCTAATACAATGGACATTGGTTGGTATGGCACAATAAATTCAAGTGGTGAAAAATATGTTGGTGTATTTTATGACGCAAGTAGTGGTGTTGCAACTCCTGAATTTCATATTGGATTAGGCACTGTTGAGCCAAGTTCAACTGCTGCATGGACTGTAAAAGGTAAATTAGTTATTGGTGCATTAGATGCAACCACAGGTGTTTTTAGTGGTCAGGTAACAATACCAGCCACACCAGTTGCAAGTACAGATGCTGCAAGTAAAAGTTATGTTGATGCACAAATTACAGCTCAAGATTTAGATATTGCTGGTGATAGTGGAACAGGTGCAGTTGACTTAGATTCACAAACATTTACTATTTCAGGTGGCACTAATGTAACAACATCTGTAAGTGGTCAAACAGTTACAATAAATTCAACAGGTAGTATAGATGGTAGTGGTACAGCTAACGATGTTGTAATGTGGCAAGATAGTAACACGCTTACTGATGCACCAATAGCAATTAGTGGTAATAATTCCACATTTGCTGGTAATGTAGATATAACAGGTAATCTTAAGGTTGATAGTGATATAGAAATACAAGCTGCAAGTGGTTATGGATTTATGGAGATTGGTGGACCTAGTGGTGGTCATATAGATTTAAAAAAACCATTTAGTGATGATTATGATTTAAGATTAATTACAGGCACAGATAGTGAAATAACAGCATCAGGTACTCTAAAATTAAATGCTGGTAACACTTTAACATTAACCTTAGATGGCTCAACACAAGCTGCAACTTTTGCTTCTAGTGTAACAGCTGGTTCATTTATAAAATCTGGTGGCACATCAGCACAATATTTAATGGCTGATGGAAGTGTTAGTACAGGTAGTTTTGTTGATGGTAGCGGAACTGCAAATGATGTGGCAATGTGGCAAGATTCTGACACTTTAACAGATGCACCTATTGCAATAAGTGGTAACAATGCAACTTTTGCTGGTACAGTTACAAGTAATAATTATATGTCAGTTGAAGGGTCATCCAGTGGTGCATATATAAGATTTAAGCATAGTACAGGGGGATTAAATTATGTTGGCTCATCTGAATCATTGACAGGTGGTTTTGGTGATGAGAACGATATGCTTAATTATTCAGTAAGTGGTAAATGGGGTGTTTATACAAATTCAGCTTTAGCATTAACAATAGATGAATCACAAAATACAACTTTTGCAGGGGATGTAACTACTGGCGGTAAATTAGAAGTAACACACGATACAAATTTTGTTGGTAAATTTACCAATACTGCAACTTCAATGAGTAATAATAATTATGCATTGATGGTTGATAGTTCAGCACATACTTCAAATATGAGTACAGCTGGTGCTATGTCAGTTGATGTAAATTCTGGTAGGGCATTTACTATTAATGGTATAGGTAGAGTTTCAATAGGTGGTAATTCTCAAACAGCTAATACTTTAACATTAACGGGAACAGCTACTGAGATGGACATAAATAACACATCCACAAACGGTAGGTCATACAGGTTAGAATCTGATTCAGCAGGTTTATTTGTAATTAAGGATAGAACAGCAAATGCAGATAGAATAGTTTTAAACAGTTCAGGAAATGTAGGAATTGGAACTACCAGCCCAACTAATATTTTACACGTTCATCAATCTGATGCAAGTTCTAATTCTTATCTGCATATAACGCATCAAGATGGAGGGTCAGCAGCCACAGACGGTATATCTATAGGTTTA